GGTTATGACATTACCGAAAAGGGTAGAAAAAGAGGACCAGATGTAACAATAAGCTTTTATGATAGTGATAGTGGTAAGTTTATAGATAAGCCAGATTGGTATTCTTATGGTTTTGAAGTAAAGGCTTTTATGAGCGATCTAGAAGCAGCCACTACCACGACACCAACTGATGAGGGAATTGAAACCAGCACATCGGCAAGAAACATTTACTCTGACAACATGAGGATTAGAATCAACGAAGTTCTCAATCTAAACATTGCCAACGCCTATGACCTGCTGGGTACGATTACGGGCATTGATGAAGATGGAACTATTGAAGATCCAGAGGAATTATCAGGACAAGTTAATCAGCCAGAACCTGGCGATGTTTCTACTTCAACATCTCTAATGTTTGAGTTTATGACAATTGATGATACGTTTAGTTTAGTTTATCCTGATGGGACCACCATGAATGATTACTTGTCTGAGTTTACATCATTCCAAAGAGCTTTTACTACTAAAACAGATTACTCGCCACAAACACTCTTATTGAAAGAGATGTTAGAAAAAGAAAATAGAGGTCTAACAATTGATCCATCTCAAATGACAAACAATCAATCTTCTATTATGAAAAACATGATGTCACAAATTTTTAGTGAGATTGCTGGTAATTTAGATGACATTAGTGGAACTTCTTGGTCTTTTGGTTCTACGATTGAAACTCTGGAAACAGAGGATTTAGATTATGGTGTTGTAGCTGACGCAGGTAATTTTGTTTTATACGACGAAGCAGGTTACGATAATAGTGATATGATTTTAGGCATTAGCAGGGACCAGTATAAGAATGAGCAAGCTGGCACTCCTGAAAAAACTAGAGTTTTTTATCTTGATCCTGCTGATTATGGCAGAAATTATACTTCGCCACCAGTTTACATTAGACCCCCAGAGTCATCTGGCTGGCTTGGAATGCTTGACATTATGTTCCCAGAGTTGAACAATTGTGATCCTAGAATTACAGATCTTGTTGATTTTGGAAACATTCAATCTTTTATTGATGACATTTATCCAACAATGCCAGAAGACGAAAGGGCGCTATCAGATCCTGAATGTGTTATTGAATTGCCATACAATCGTTTTATTGAAAGATCAGCTAAAGCTGGAATGATGGGGCTTATCAAAGCATCTATTAGAATTTATGCTGTTACTCATTTTATAAAAGCTTATCCTACATTCACTAAGTTTTCACCTGATTTTAGAAACATGTTTGGTTCTGCTTTTGCATCTTATGTGATTGAAAACATGCAGAAATCTTTCTTAGACGCACAACCAGGAGTAGCTGAGCTTTTCAATACTTTCAAGGATAGTGAATTCTGGTATTCATTTTTAGAACAATCTGTGCAAATGTATGGATTTTTGGTAGACAAGGGGATGATTATGGATCCTCCCGCCACCGTCTTACAGGCTATTGGCAGATTGAATGATTTACAGGAGGAGTATGTTTATCCTGATGATGATGAACTAAAAGAGGCAAAAGAGATCGGAGAAACAAGACCCGGCAGAACTCTCAAAAACTACAGACAAGAGCTAAATCTTGAAGCTGTTAGACAGACAGAAGAAGATGCCAAATTAGTAATGAAAGAGCTTGTTATTATGGAGCTTGAGTATGTTGGTCAAAAATTCCTTGAAAACGCTGATCGTTTAGGTATAAGCGTAGACATCAAGAATTCTGATTACTACTTCTTTGAAAAATTTACTCAAGGTGGAGAATCTTTGACGCTAAATTCTGCCCTTAGAGACGACGGAACTTTTGCTGTTAGCACGTCTTTACCATCTGTTCCTTATGAAGATAATGAGGATGTTGTTGATCCTTATTACACTTTTGGAGGGGAGTTGGTAGTTGAAGAAAATGCATCCAATCCATCTGTTTTGTTTAATTTTGGATTAGAAGCTGGACAAGAGTATATTGGATACTACCATGTCCACATTAGTGAAACAACTGGAAAGCCAGTTTACATGGTCGGTGAGGTTCACTTAGGGGAAGCACATCCTGTTTTAACCCCTTTGGCTAACATAAGTCGTGTAGAGTTTGGTGATGTTGCACCAATCTATTCTTCTGTTGATGTAGGAAATGACGAGAAGCCTTTTATCATTGAAAAATACATAAGAATAAATGACACACTCCATACACCAGATAATGCTGTTGGCATTATTGCTTCTCAGGATGATCAAACACAATTGATCTCGGATGTTTATCCAGGAACTATGAGACTTGTGTTGGGTCCAGAAAATACAGCCATTGGTGTTGATGGTGAATTGGGTGTTAGGTATGGTCTTAGATTCTCAATGATCTATAAAAATGAAGTTTATGAAATTACCAGAACTGAGATTGATGCCTTGGACACGATGTTAAAAGATTTTACTAATCTGAACGGTAATACAAAATTATTGTTGTGTTTGATAAACAATCTAAAGAAAGATAAGAATTTTACTTTGATTTCAAAATACATCTTCTCTCCTCAAAAAATGTTGTCACTTGCTGCGATCTATAATGATTTGGGCATGATTCCTTCAATAGGGCAGATTTCTGTTGAGAAAGGAAAAACAACAGCCGACGGTTTTAGTCGCTTCAATTTCAACGAAATCGGAAAACCAGGACAAGCACTGATAAGAACTGTTGATGATGATGGTAATGTTACAAGCATAACAACAGGGATTTTGTCTCAAGCTTATAATCCTATCACCGGAACAACTCTAAATTATGACACTGAGGGCGCAGAGCCAGCCCCTCTTGGCGCTTGGGCTCACCCGGACGATAGAAAGCGAGGTATTTTCTTCAAAGAATGGGATAACTGGGACAAGGTTTTATTGAGGAATTCAACTTCTAGAATAAAGAGGCTATTCAAGACTTATTATAATTCAAGATTTTATGATAATGATGATTTTAGAGATACTTATGATTCACCCGGAAGCGTTTTCCTTGAAAGAGCAAGAGAAATAATTAGACCAAACAGTGTCACAAGGCTGATGCCGTGGTGGTTGCTGGGCTCTCTTCGAACAAATCCTTTCAATGCAAACGATGAAATTTGTGAAGACGAGTAATTAGAATAGAGGATAACAGTTATGTCAGGAATAGCAGTAAAATTACCAGTCGCACTTTCAGATACAGTTGGTGTCGCGACAACAAAAACAGTTGTAGAAACCTTGAGACAAAACTTGAAAACCTTGATTTTGACCAATCCAGGTGAAAGAGTGATGGAGCCTGGGTTTGGTGTGGGTTTAGAAAAATTCTTATTTGAAAGATTTACTGAATCTACGTATGCAAGTATACAAGAGGAGCTTGTGAACCAAGTAAAAACATATATGCCCCAGATAGCAATAAAAAATTTTGAAGTATCTACTGATGGGGTTGACAATAGTGAACTTCGTATTTTGATTGAGTATGTTATCACTCCTCTTGGGACAACTGACATTTTAGACTTACCTATTTCTAACTCTAGTATATCTCCTGTGTCTACAAGCGGTGTATCGGTCAGTAGTAATTCTAGTATCTCCAGTGGTCTTGTTTATTAGTAGAATCATTTGTGGTACTTCACTATTTAATAATTGAGGAACAAGTATGCCAGACAACCAGAAGAAAATAATACCAATTGATTACACTCATAGAGAATTTGAATCCATCAAAAGAGATCTAGAAGGCGTTGCAAAAAGGTATTATAGAGATAGTTTTAGGGATTTCAGTGAGGCGTCTTTTGGTTCTATGATGTTAGATGCTGTTGCCTATGTTGGCGATCAACTTTCATTTTATCTAGATTACAATGTAAACGAATCATTTTTAGATACTGCCTATCAGTTTGATAATGTGCTTCGTCACGGTAGAATTTTAGGATACAAGTTTCAAGGAAGGGCTTCAACTTATGGAAAAGCAGCACTTTATGTTTTAGTTCCTGCTTCTGCCGCCGGTATTGGCCCAGATAGAAGATATATTCCAACAATGAGAAGAGGCGCAACTTTTTCTTCAAATACGGGACTTAGTTTTGTCCTTACAGAAAACATTGATTTTTCGGATCCACAATTGCCGGTTGTTACTGCCCGTGTTGACACTAGCACTGGAGCCCCAACCTTTTATGCAATCAAGGCTTATGGGGAGGTAGTTTCAGGCTTCTTTGGTAGAGAGAGAATTACAATTGGTGATTATGAAAGATTCAAAAAAATAAATATCACTAATACAAATGTTGCAGAGATCATCTCTGTAACTGATTCTGATGGTAATGAATATTACGAAGTAGATTATCTTGCACAAGATATGATTTTCAAAGAGGTTACAAATAAAGATTTTAGAAATGATAATGTTCCGTCTATTTTGAAGCCGTTTTTGGTTTCAAGGAAGTTTGTTGTTGAGAGAAGTAGAACAGGAATCACTTTACAATTTGGAAGTGGAGATTCTTCTCAAAGTGATGTGATTGCAGATCCATCAACTGTAGCAGTGCAATTGTTTGGTAAAAATTATGTGACTGATACTACTTTTGATCCATCTAGAATGACAAAAAATCAGAGTTTTGGTATTGTTCCCTCAAACACGACTTTGGATATCGTTTATCGTGCGACAAATGCAAGCAACTCTAACTTATCGGCAGGCTCGTTGAACAATATTGCATCTTTTGTTTTAGACTTCAATGATGAGCAAGGCTTAGATACAAGCATTTTAGATACCATCAGGAACACAATTGAAGTTGACAATGAAGATCCTATAGTTGGGGATGTCAGCGAAAACTCCACAGACGATATAAAGAGAAAAATTTATGATACTTTTCCTACACAAAATCGCGCTGTCACCCAGGCAGATTATGAAAACTTAGCTTATAGAATGCCGGCAAAGTTTGGAAAAATCAAAAGGGCTTCTGTTCAAAAAGATCCTAATTCCGAGAGAAGGAACTTGAACATGTTTGTCGTGGCTGAAGATAATTTTGGAAAACTTGCCACCGCCAATACAACGTTGAAAAATAATTTAAAAACTTGGCTAAACAGCT